GAATATCGCCTAATGAATGACGATTCCATCGAAGCTGTCGTCGCTGATCCGCGTGCTATCACGCGTGCTTAAGGAGTAAGGTATGGCTATGCAACAAGTAGAGTATGAGTTCCCTGACTCAGATTCCAAGTCTACGGCGGTAACGGTAGACTTAGAAGAAAAAGAGGATAATAGTCTTGAGGTAGAGGAGGCTGTAGGTCGAGAAGACATGAAGGTTCCAGCTAAGGAATCCAAGTCGGAAGAGCTAGAGATAGAGATAGAAGATGATACGCCCGAAGCAGATCGAGGACGTAAACCTTCTAAGCCTCCAGAAGAAGTAACCGATGACGAGTTGGAAAACTATTCTGACAAAGTTAAGGGGCGGATTAAGCACCTTAGTAAGGGCTATCACGACGAGCGTAGGGCTAAGGAAACTGCTTTACGTGAGCGCGTAGAGCTAGAGAAGTACGCTCGGAACCTTATGTCCGAGAACAACAAGCTCAAAGGTACGGTAGACACTAACCATAATACGCTTATTCAATCTGCTAAAAAGCAGGTAGAAGGCGAGATGGATATAGCTAAAGGCCGGTATAGAACAGCCTACGAATCAGGCGAAGCGGAAGCAGTCTTAGAGGCGCAAACCGCACTAAATATTGCCCAGATACGTATGGACAAAGTTAACGGGTTAAAGCCTAAGAAAGTTGAGGCTATACAACCACAAGAAATTCCTGTACAACCGCAGGTAGAGGCACCCCCTGCGAACGTGCAGCGCGATGAGAAAGCCGAAAACTGGAGAGATGAAAATTCTTCTTGGTTCGGTGAAGACGATGAGATGACAGCTTTAGCTTATGGGCTACATCATAAGTTTACAAAAGAAGGGGTTGACCCTACATCAGATACTTACTACGTGAAAATTAACTCTCGTATGCGACAAGTATTTCCCGACCGCTTTGACGACGGGATAGACGATCAACCAGAACGTACCAAGAATAAATCTAGTAACGTGGTTGCCCCCGCTACGCGGAGCACGTCACCGAAGAAGGTGACACTTAACCAATCACAGGTTGCTATTGCAAAAAGACTTGGTATTTCACTGGAAGACTACGCCAAACAGGCTGCTGAATTAATGAGGAACAAATAATGGCTGATAACAAACTGAGCAGAGAACTAAATACTCGTGAGAAAGATGTACGTAAGAAAGCGTGGGTGCGGCCAGAAACACTGCCTAACCCTACGCCAGAAGACGGGTATGTTTATCACTGGGTACGTATTAGTACTATGGGTCAGGCCGATACCGGCAATGTTTCCTCAAAATTAAGAGAAGGTTGGGAGCCAGTACGTGCAGATGCTCACCCTGAGATACTTCCTGATGAAGTGACCGATGGTCGTTTCAAGGATAATATCATTCAAGGTGGACTGATGTTGTGCAAAGCTCCCACTGAAATGGTGGACGAGCGTAATGCCTATTATAACAATCAGGCAGCTTCGCAAATCCACTCTGTTGACAACAGCCTTATGCGCGAAAACGACCCTCGTATGCCCCTATTTAACGATAGGAAGACGAAGGTGACATTCGGCAAAGGCAATTAACTTTTAGGAGTTTACAATGGCTTATCCAACAGTCAACGCTCCCTACGGCTTTGAGCCAATCAACCGTATAGATGGTATGCCTTATGCAGGTGCCACTCGCCTTATTCCTATTGCGAGCACTTACAATACAGCTATCTATGCCGGTGATTTGGTTAAAATCGTGGCGGCGGGTACAATCGAGAAGTTTACAGGCACCACTACTGGTTCTCCTGTGGGCGTTTTTATGGGCGTTCAGTACGTCAATTCACTGGACCAGTTCACACCGGCTCAATACTACCCCGGCACTAGCGTTACAGAAGCTTTTGCTATTGTAGTAGACGATCCAATGGCAGCATTTAAAGTTGCTGTAACTAATGTGAGTAGCGTTATGTCTTCTGCGGCTCAAGCTGCGGTAGGTTCTAACATGTCTGTTTTGGCAGGCACGGGCGACGCTATTACAGGAAACTCTGGTGCGTCAGTACTAGCAGGGTCCGAGGCTACTACCGCAGGTCTGGTTGTGCGAGTTATCGCTACAGTAGATCAAACTAAAACTGCTGCTGATACTTTTGTTGAGCTGATCGTTAAGATCAACTTGCATCAGTACACCAACACAACCGGCGTATAGGAGACTAGCAAATGGCTATTTCAAGAGCGCAACTCCTTAAGGAGCTATTACCGGGTCTAAACGCCCTATTTGGTCTCGAATACGCGAAGTATGGTGACGAAGCTGCTGAGATTTTCGAATCTGAGTCTTCTGATCGTTCGTTCGAGGAAGAAGTTAAGTTGTCAGGTTTTAGTGCCGCACCTGTTAAAGGTGAGGGTTCCGCTATCGAGTATGACAATGCACAAGAAGCGTGGACGGCTCGTTATACAAACGAGACTATCGCAATGGGTTTCTCTATTACTGAGGAAGCTATTGAAGATAACCTTTACGGCTCACTTTCTGCACGCTATACAAAGGCTCTTGCCCGCGCTATGGCTTACACTAAGCAAGTTAAAGGTGCCACAATCTTAAACAACGCTTTCGCAGCGGGTACTACATATGGTGACGGACAGACTCTTTGTTCAACTGCTCACCCTCTCGTATCTGGCGGCGTAAACTCTAACCGTCCTACAATCGGCACAGATTTGAATGAGACTTCTTTAGAAGCCGCTATTATTCAGATCGCTGGTTGGACTGACGAGCGTGGTTTGTTAATCGCTTCTCAGCCTACTACTCTTGTTATCCCACCTGCGCTGCAATTCGTTGCTACCCGCTTGTTGGATACTGAGCTTCGTGTGGCTACAGCCGATAACGACATCAACGCTATCAAGTCTAACAGTGCAATTCCGGGCGGTTACACAGTTAATCATTATTTGACCGACGCTAACGCATGGTTCTTGATGACTGACGTACCTAACGGCCTGAAGCACTTTGTTCGTACTCCTATGCAAACTAGCATGGATGCAGACTTTGACACAGGCAACAGCCGCTATAAGGCTCGTGAGAGATACAGCTTCGGCGTATCTGATCCACTGGGCATTTTCGGCTCACCCGGCGCTTAATAAGCAAAAGGTATTTAGATTGGGGGCTTCGGCCCCCTTTCTTTTGTCTTAAATTTAGTGCTACATTGAGTTGTATTGCCCCTAGAGACTTAGCCCGCCCTAACCGACGGGCTTTTTTTATTTGTACAGCTTCTAAAGAAGTGGTATATACTGAACGCTTACCGGGAATCATCCGGTGCTTCTGACAGTCCCGGCTGACGACATGCAGACAGAGCACCCCATCACTCGCATGTGAGGAATTCAAAATGGCTATAACTTCATTCTCTGGCCCTATTAAAGCGGGCACCATCTCTAATACTACTGGAACAACTCTCGGTAGGGACGTAAAAAATACTGGTCAAGTAGTTATGGCGCAAACGTTCTCAACGGGAACTGCTCTTGCGGGCGGAGCTTCTGCTGCGAATGACACTACGGTAGTTATCCCTGCCAACTCTCAGATCATAGACATCGTACTAGATTGCCCTACAGCGGTAGCTGGTGCTACAACGGTGTTAAGCATAGGTGATACTGTGGGCGGTAACGCTACGTTTATTAATACCTATTCTATTACCGTTGCTTCTGGTGCAGGTCGAAAGTACCCCACCACTCAATCTGGCGGCGCTCTAGCTTGGGCAGATACCGGAACTGCGGATAAGAAATTGACTTGGACTACTACGGGTGCTTCTTCTGGTGGTGAAATTAGAGCCACTGTTCTGTATCAACAAAACAATAATCTCGCCTAGGTTATAAACCTCTAAAATAGGAGTAATTTATGGCTGACACGGTATCAACACAGACCATCCAAGATGGTGGTCGCACGGCTATTATAAAGACAACTGTGGTTATTGGGGCCGGATCGCCTCCGCCGCCACAGGAAGTTACCTTGGTAGACGTTTCTGCATTAGCGGTTGACCCCATTACTAAGCGAGTTTGCACAGAAGTTACTCTTCAAAACGTGACTTTTGCCAGTGTAGGCGCTGCTGTAGAACTACAGTGGAATGCAACTACTAACGTGCTTATTTTTGACTTCCCTAGGAACTGGACTGAGCAGTACGACTTCTCTGACTTTGGTATACCCAATAATGCTGGGGCTGGTAAGAACGGGGACATCGTGGCGCTTTCACAGGCTAATGCGACAACCCCCTTAGTGCCGGGTGACACGTACACGTTTATCCTTACGGTCACTAAAACCTATGGCTAAGCAGTTAAACAAAAAGGCTATGGCTTGTAATAAGCCGAAACGAACCTCTAGCCACCCTAAGAAGTCTCACGTAGTTAAAGCGTGTGCGGGTGGTAAAGAGAAAATTATTCGTTTTGGCGAACAAGGCGCTAGCACTGCGGGTAAGCCCAAGGCGGGTGAATCTGCCAAGATGAAGGCCAAACGCAAGTCGTTTAAGTCTCGTCATGGTAAGAACATCGCTAAAGGTAAAATGAGCGCAGCCTACTGGGCTGATAAGGTTAAGTGGTAATGCCGAGCAAAAGCAAAGCACAACACAAGTTAATGGCGGCAGTAGCGAATAACCCTAAGTTCGCCAAGAAAGCGGGTATCCCGCAAAACGTAGGAGCAGACTACATGAAGGCTGATAAAAAAGTTAAGAAGTACAACATGGGCGGAGTTATGGCCCATGATAAGAAAGAAATACGTAACCTGAATGACGAGTCTTATCGCATTAGGAACAATAAGGGCGGCAATGCAGCCGCAGAACGTCGTCGTATAGACGGAGAGCGAGATTACGAAAAACGCCAAATGGGTAGCTATCAAGCGGGCGGTAGCGTAGGTGATGGGATATGTTCGCAAGGTGGAACTAAAGGTAGGTTTGTTTAAGTAATGGCGACTACGGGCGTTTCAGATTTCAACATGGACTTCACGGAAATTGCCGAGGAGTCTTGGGAGCGTGCTGGACGTGAAATGCGCTCCGGCTACGATCTGCGTACTGCCCGTCGTTCCATGAACCTGCTGACTATTGAGTGGCAGAACCGTGGTATTAACATGTGGACGATTGAGGAGGGGTCTATTGACCTCATCCAAGGCCAATCCGCCTATACGCTCCCTGCCGATACAATAGACTTATTAGAGCAGGTGATACGTACTAATCAGGGCAACGCTAGCACACAAGCAGACTTAACCATCTCGCGTATTAGTATGCCTACTTATGCCAGTATCCCGAATAAGTTGACTCAAGCCCGCCCTATACAGATTAACGTAGAGCGTTTAAGAGATGCTCCAGTTGTCAATATATGGCCTGTGCCGGATCAGGGCACCGCTTTAGCTCCTTTCTATGTGTTGAGGTACTGGCGTATGCGTCGTATTGAAAACGCAGGATCGGGCGTACAGACCCCTGACGTTAGCTTTCGCTTCTTACCGTGTTTAGTTGCGGGTCTGGCGTACTATATAGCTTCGAAAGACCCTGACCTTATGCCTAGAGTTCCTATGTTACAGGCCGAGTACGAGCGTCAATTTGAGCTAGCGGCAGGTGAAGACAGAGAGAAAGCGACAATACGTCTTGTACCAAGACTGAGCAACTACTAGGGTTAACCCATGAGCAACAGGTTCGCCTCAAATAAAAGAGCACTCGCCATGTGCGATGTGTGCGGCTTTGAGTACAGGCTAAAGCAACTAAAGAATTTAGTAGTTAAGAATACAGAGACTCAGATAAAGGCTTGTCCTGAGTGTTGGGGGCCGTCTCAACCACAACTCATGCTAGGTACGTTCCCAGTGGACGACCCGCAAGCTATAAGAAACCCGCGACCAGATCAGAGTATAGTACCAGCAGGGGATTTTAGTAGTATTAACATCCAGTGGGGATGGAACCCAGTAGGGCTAGACGACCCCTTTGGGCTTACACCAGACAATTTACAAGCTACAGGCGCAGTAGGCCAAGTTACGGTAACTACAAGCTAGGAGACTGAAATGAAGAATAAAGCCAGATCAAAAGTAAAGACACCTAAGATAATTGATTTTCCTGATACGCCTACGGTGTATACAGTTGAGCTTAACGGTCTTGATGCGCCACCGGCTAACTTAAAGACTAGTGGCATTAAAGTACGCGGCACAGGTGCTGCTACTAAAGGGCTTCTTGCTCGTGGACCAATGGCCTAGAGGGTTAGCTGGTGAACTACACCGAGCTTAAAGCAAATATTCAAGACATCTGTGAGCAGACGTTTACGGACGCGCAACTTGCTATGTTTACTGAACAGGCAGAGCAGGGCATATATAACTCTGTGCAGATACCTGCCTTGCGTCGGAACCAAACAGGTTTTTTGTCGATTGCTGATCCGTATTTAATATTCCCAGTAGATTTTCTGTATCCGTTTTCTTTAGCGGTTATAGACGCTGCGGGGAATTACACGTACTTACTTAACAAAGACGTTAACTTCATGCGTGAGGCGTATCCAAACCCCACCAGTGTTGCTAAACCCAAACATTATGGGTTATTTGACGATACAGCGTTTATTGTAGGCCCAACGCCAGACGTTGCTTACTCTGTTGAACTACATTACGGTTACTACCCCGAGACTATTGTTACAGCGGGTACTACGTGGCTTGGAACTGAGTTTGATACGGCACTACTTAACGGTGCGCTGGTTCAAGCAATACGCTTTATGAAAGGCGACGCTGAGATGGTTGCGTTATACCAACAGATGTATATAGATGCTATGTCGTTATTGAAAAACTTAGGCGATGGCAAGATGCGGGAAGATATGTATCGCTCTGGTCAACTTAGAATAGAACCGCGTTAATTTAAAGAGGAAACACAAATGGCTATTTCACAGGCTATGGCTACATCATTCAAAGTTGAAATCCTTGGTGGGGACTTTGATTTTAGTTCAGGTACTTCGCAGTCATTTAAAATTGCCTTGTACACTAGCTCCGCTACATTGGGGGCAACCACTACTGTGTATAGTACGTCTAATGAAGTTACAGGGACAAACTACACGGCGGGCGGCGAGGCGTTATCGATAACGCAAGTACCTACATCTACAGGTACTACGGCGTTTTTAGACTTTGGCAATGCTACTTGGAGTACGTCTACTATTACGGCTCGTGGCGCTTTGATGTATAAAGTGGGTAGTGGTAACCCCGCTATTGCTGTTTTGGACTTTGGTTCGGATAAGACCTCTACTGCGGGTGATTTCACTATTGTGTTCCCTGCGTCAGATTCGAGCAATGCGATCATTCGGATTGCCTAGTAAGTGGCTGGCGGTTGGGGTCGTAACACTTGGAGTTCAGGCTCTTGGGGTGAAGGCGTTGATACAACCGTCCGGTTGGGTGGTTGGGGGCGTGCTGCGTGGGGCAGAGGAGGCTGGGGAGAATCCCTAGGTCTTGAAGCTACAGGTCAAGTTGGTTCAGTAACAATTATAGCTGAAACAAACGGCTTCGTAAGTGGTGTCTCTGCAACGGCAGTACTTGGTAGCGTAACTGTAAGTGGTGATGCGGATAACGTAGCAGTATTAGGCAACGCTGCCACTGGCACTTTAGGTACAGTAACAGTACAAGCAGGAGCGACTGCCTCGGTAACGGGAGTTGTAGGAACCACTGCCCTAGGCAATGCCAATGTTCAACAAGGTACAGGAGCTAACCCAACAGGCGTTGTAGGAACCACAGCTCTAGGCGCGGTTACGGTAGCAGGCAAAGCAAGTACCTCTGTAACGGGAGTAGTAGCTACATCAGCTTTAGGTACTGTAGTTGTAGACCTACAGCAAAATGTTAATGTTACGGGCGTTCAAGGCACTACGGCCCTTGGAACTGTAACTCAAATAGCAAGCGTCATCGTGAATGTGACTGGAGTGCAGGCCACAGGCGAGCTAGGGATTGCGTGGGTTTGGAGTGAAATAACACCAACCGGCAACCCCAGATGGACGGAGATAATAGCAGCATGAAAAAAACTAACGAATCTATAACAGTAAATGGTGTAGAGCATCCCAAGTATGACACCGCAGTTATGTGCGGCCACTGCGGTTACGATCTTGACGAAAGTGAGCTTAGCGCTGATACTTGTTCAGATTGCGGGGAAGCCCTAACTGTGCAACAGAATACAACAATTTATGCGACAAGCATCCCTGCTGCCGACGGCAGTACACTAGTATAAGTACTGGAGAAACCAAATGGCTACTTATGTAAATAACTTAAGACTTAAAGAAATCACCACAGGTGATGAGGACGGTACTTGGGGAACCAGTACTAACACCAACCTTGAGCTAATCACGGACGGTTTTAGTTACGGCACTAAGCAGATGGCTTCGGATGCTGTTGAAACTTTCACGATGCCTAATGCTACGGCAGATGCTACTCGTGGGTTTTACCTAAAGATTACCTCGGCAGTTTCTCTTACGGCTACACGCGAGGTAACGCTCGGACCTAACACCGTCTCTAAAGTGTGGATGATTGAAAACGCCACTACTGGCGGGCAGTCTATCACCATCAAGCAAGGGTCTGGGGCAGGTATTACTATTCCCACCACGCAAAAAACTATGGTCATTACTGACGGTGCGGGTGCAGGGGCTGCGGTATTTAATGCTAATCCTACTGAAACAGGTGGAACAGTTACTAGCGTAGGTGGAACGGGAACAGTTAACGGAATCAGCCTGTCTGGCACTGTGACTTCTTCGGGCAATCTTACTCTTGGCGGGGCTTTATCTGGCGTTAACTTAGCTTCTCAAGTTACAGGAACTCTTCCAGTAGCCAACGGTGGTACGGGGCAAACGGCGCTAACGCTTAACAACGTGGTTCTTGGTAATGGCACATCAGCGGTTCAGGTTGTTGCTCCCGGCACAAGCGGAAATGTTTTAAAGTCTAATGGTAGTACATGGACTTCAGCCGCCGAAGCCGCAGGGTATCCAGCTCCTTCTTTAATATCAGGAAACGCCACCGTTGCTTCAGCAACTTTTCAGGTAGCCATAGCAGGGGGAATTACAATAACTTTGCCAGCTAGTCCAAGTGCAGGCGATTATGTCGTAGTCAAAGACGGCACAGGTGCGGCGGCTACAACTAACTTTACCGTAGCGCGTAACGGCTCAAACATAGCCAGTTCAGCCACAGACTTAACATTCGATAAGAACTTTGCTGAGATCGTAATGACTTACATCAATGGCACTATTGGCTGGAGTGTATAAATGTCAAATTTGTCGGAATTGCTGCCGACAGGCGGTGGACAGAATGCGGTAGATTTCGTAGCCAGTGGTACTCTCGCTAGTGGTCAGGCTGTTGCGTTGAAGACGGATGGAACGGTTGAGGCTGTTGGTGAGACTGCTGAAAGTATTGGCTCACCTCAGACATTTCAGGCTTCTGCTAGGTCAGATTGGTCAGGGTGTGCCTATGACTCAAACACGAACAAGGTAGTAGTATTCTATCTCAAGCAAGCCAGTAACCAGATATGGGGAGTTGTAGGCACTGTCTCAGGTAGCACTATCTCCTTTGGTACTCCTGTCCTAATGGTAAGCTCTATCGGTGTATATGATGTTATTGGCTGTCTTTATGATCCTGTATCCCAAAATGTGGTGTACGGGTGGCGGCAAGGAACATCTTCTGGGCTGCAAGTAATTATTGTAACCGTGTCTGGAACATCCTTAACGCTAGGCTCTCCTACAGCTATTGACACAGGCAATAACGAAGACGGCGCAAGTATGGTGTATGACACCAACGCCAACAAGATTCTTTTTATCTATCCAGACGGAAGCAACTCACAATACGGCACAGGAAGAGTTGGCACAGTGTCAGGACGAACCATTTCTTTTGGGTCTAAAACAGTATTTAACTCAGCAGCTAGTAACCGCTCCGCAATGGCTTATGATTCCGTTGCTCAAAAAATAGTGATGATGTACAACAACGGTGGGCCGGGTATGGCTCAAGTAGCTACTATTTCTGGGACAGGGGTTTCGTTTGGCACAGCAATAGAGTTTGGTGCGGCAGCGGGCGGTTTTGGAACAAAAAGTTCTGGCTGTGCCTATGATGTATCCAGTGGTAAAACTGTACTGGGGTACGCCCAAACTACTGGAGGGAACGGGGTAGCACTCACCGCATCTATTTCTGGCACTTCGCTGACATTAGGTACAAAAGCTACCTTTGCTGCAACTAACATCCTAACTCCTCTTAGACTTGTTTACGATGCTAATGCACAAAAAGTAGTTGCTATATATGCCGATGCTACAAATAGCTATTCGCTTCGAGCAAACGCCCTATCGGTTTCAGGCTCTACTATAACGGTAGGCGCACAAGCTATTTTAAATTCTACAGCCTCAAACTACCCTTTTGCAGCTTATGATTCAAATGCAAACAAAACTATAATATCTTTCAGTAATAATAATGTTGATGGAGAAGCGGTTGTCTATTCCCCTTCTTTTACAAACCTATCAGCCACTACCTTCATAGGCATCACCTCAGAAGCCATAGCTAACACAGCTACTGGCGTGGTAAACGTCTACGGCGGTATTAACGCGGTTCAGACAGGGCTAACCATAGCCTCTGACTACTATGTGCAGTCTGACGGGTCACTAAGCACAACCAGCACATCCCCTGCGATTAAGGTAGGCCAAGCCATCTCCGCCACCACGATTAACATGAAGGATTTGACATGAGTAATCTTTCAGATTTACTACCTGCTGGCGCGGGTGGCAAGCAAGTCGATTTCGTAGCTAGTGGCACGTTGGCTAGTGGTCAAACTGTTGCGTTGAAGACGGATGGGACTGTTGAGGTTGTTTCTGAGACTACACAAACAATATCTTCCGCAGCTACTTATTATGCAGGAGCGTCATATTGTTCGGATGTTACCTATGACTCTCTAAACAATAAAATCGTTGCGATCTACGCTCCGGGTGGGGCGCTAGCTGCGGTTGTTGGAACAATATCTGGGGAAACAATTTCGTTTGGGACTCCTGTGACAATAACAAGCGGAGTAGTTCTTTGTTCTATTACTTTCAATGCCTCTGCTGGAAAAGCAGTTATTTGTTACGGTAGAACTACTGGCATTGGTTACGCAATTGTAGGCACTGTGTCAGGTACATCAATTAGCTTTGGGACTGCTGTAGACTTTAATGGCACAAGCGCTTCTAGCAGTAATAATATGGGGAGTGTATACGATGCGGGAAGTGGTAAAACAATTATCACGTTTAGAGATCAAGCAGGCTCGTCCTACGGCGCAGCCGTAGTAGGAACAGTAAGCGGTACAAGCATTAGCTTTGGAACTAAGGTAATTTTTAGTTCTTTTGGTAATTATTATGGAGCTTCACCTAATCCAAATAATTCAGTATACGATTCAGTAGCGCAAAAAATAGCTACTTTTTACTACCAAAGCACTGGAACTACCGGAATGTACGGTATTGTTGGAACCGTATCTGGCACTAGCATTACTTTCGGTACGGCGGTTAAATTTGATGATGGCCAGAGT